TAACTCTTCTGCTTCATCTAAGACCCAAGTTGTAATGCCTTGTAAAGACTTGAGAGATGCCGTTTGGTTTCCTGAACTGGTCTTGATTCCTTTAAAGATTAAATTGCTGCCACTAGCCTTATTAACTATCTCGCTTTGATTGACAGCAAAGACACCTTCTAGATCATATCTGTCTATTTTGTCTGTGAACTCAGGAATAACTGATATACCTGCACTGATCATTGTGTACCTGGTAAACAGTATGTTATGACCAGACTCATAAGATAGCTTTAAAAGGAAGTCAGCAACATGAAAACTTTTGCTTGCTCCTCGACCCCCCGTAAGCACAAAGTACCTACTATCGTCTTGATATAAAGGCTTAAATTTAGAAATTAATTTTACACGTGCCTCCATGTCCTTCTGTATATAATATCTTTTATTGTCGCTTCTGACACATTGTATTTTTGTGCTAAAAATGACCTTGTTACAATTCTTGGTTTAAACTCTTTTCTTATTTGCTTTACTTGATCTTCCTTTAAAATAGACGTTCCAACCTCCTCACCCTTAAAAGCAGTTTGAAGGTTGTTGTCAATGCAATGTTTTATGTTTTCTTGCCTAGTAACCCATTCTAAATTTGTGTAATGATTGTTTTGTGGGTTTCCATCTATGTGATTAACCTCAGGCTTTCCATAAGGGTTTGCAACAAAGTATCTAGCTACAAGCCTGTGTATCTTGTAAGGTTTCATTTTCTTATTAACACAAACCGCACCACGTGGGTATTTATACTTTTTACTTACAGCTGTCTTAAGGATTTTACTAATTCTTTTGTGTGGTCTGCCATTTGATCTGATAATAACTGCTTCCTTACTTCTGATTCTACCAAAATTAGATATTTGATACTCAGAGTTAAATTCTATTATGTCTTTCCATATTTCTTTCATACCTCAATATACTAATGTTTTAGCTAATCAGCACACACATAGGTATAAAAAAAGGCAACCATTTCTGACCGCCTCTTGAATTGATTGTATGAACGATAAGTTGTTTATAATATTCTAGTAATATAATATGCTTAGAGCTAGAGGTAGATTTAAAAGGGTATAGTTTAGCCTAGTGATAGACCAAACTTAACCCAAATATGCTTGTCGCTGTCGGTGAGTTCACATAGGGTACATTATCAAAACACAGTCAAATTGATAATGCTTGGAGTTCTTAGAGGAATCACCCTCAATTCTTGTCGCTCATCGACTGTTGCGACCCTAGCCAGCGTACTCCTTTAGTTGCTGTTGCACCATGCTATCAGGCTTGTGCTAATCAATCTGTCGCCCCGTAGTTTCCCCGATTCACAGACTGATGCAAATATACTAAACTAAATCCATTCCGAAACAGGAACGCTTATCTTTTCACCTCCACTTGTAATGTCAGTGCTTTGCTTAGGCTTACCAAAATGATATTCAAGCAATAACTTAGCAGCTGCAAGTTGATCGCTAGACTTATCAGCGTTTGTCATTATATCAACAACCTTCTGAATAGCCCCATCGACATAAGGACTGGTTAAGTCTCTAATCCTTTGCTCGTCTGTCTTGCTTTTACGACCTGCTCCAGGTCTTGCACCACCCCTTCCTGCCATTGATTTTGTATTGGATATTCAAATATAACAAACAGTTTTAAACTACAAAACCCTTATCGCTTATTTAATTTCCTTCTAAGCGACTATCTTTTTTAAATAGGCTTAGTATATCATTTTAAGTTACAATAGCTTAGAAGCCGTTTGTTTAAGTTATATACACCTATCAAAAGGGATTTTTATTTGCCCTCCTGATGATTCTCTAGCGAGCAACTCTATTCTTTTTAATTCATGATAATATTTTGAAGTGAATCCGCTATACCCTAAGCCTGTTAAATACATATCATTTTTTAATATGCAGATACATATCTTTTTCCAAGATGGAGCCTTGTCAATAATACTTAAAGGAACTTCATCTGGTATTCCTCCTGGATAACACCTTGATTCCCATTTGCTTGTATAGTCTTTAATTCTTTCTTGTAATTGCTCAACCATTTTAAATATGCTTTATTTGCCCTGTCATTTGCTTTGTCTTGCTGATTATTGCTTAAATATTTCCATGCCTTTCTTACGATGCTTTCTGGTAAATTTCTAGCATAGGAACAGGCACAATGACCTATAAAAGCTTTTTTGTTAATTGAAGGATTTGTTAAATGATGTATCATTGTATTTCTCCATTGAAAGACAACTATATCCATGTAGTCGCCATAAAGATCAGCGTTTGATGTAAAATCAATAGCCGTATTGAGTAGGGTTGTTTTATCTGCAGAAGAGTTTTCCCACATGCCATTATTAAAGCATTCCCAATCCCAATACGGCTTATATTCTTGAGTGATCATACTAGTTCGGACTCTGCCTCCCATGAATCAGAGAAATCCTTATTAGCAAACAAGCTTGCCAAGCCTGTAATTTGCTTCATTCTTAATAGCTCATCTTTGCTCATTCCGATATGCTTACAGATCCAAGCATCTCCCTTGCCCATTTCAACTAGCTCTGACACTATAGTACTCATCAACTCTATATTATGAGACCCTCTAGCCCTATTGTGTCTAATTGTAGAAGCCATTCTGTCTGATATATCTTTATCTATCACAGAAACTGGAAGCATTCCGTTTTCTCTTTCAAAAATCCTTTGGCTGTTTTTTAATACTGTATATCTGTGAAACCCATCTACAACAATATATTTATCGTTTTTGTCGTCATAAAAACAAACCACAGGCATTGTATACCCATCCTCCCAGATAGATGTTTCTAATAACTCCATTTCTGGAGGCGCAACACTGTTTGGATTATAGTCATTTGCTTGAACCTTGTCTATAGGTACAGCGATTACATTATATACAGGTGATTGATACTTGTTCATTTTTTGTTTATTTCTTTTAGTTTGTAATTTCCGTTTTTGTCATGCGATTCATCTCCTACAATAGGAGGATTAAATACGCTAATTAAAATAGTCTCTTCAAATGCCTCAAACTCATGATCATCATGATTGTCTAACATGTATACTGTGTCTGGGTTTATTTCAAAGCTCTGTCCTGTTTCTAGGTTATGTAATAAGCCTTTCCCTTCTATGCAGTAACAGCTTTCTAAATGATTTTTATAGTGCCAATGCCACCTACCTTTATCGACCACTGTTTTGTGTACTGAAAACCCTAGTCCATCTTTAGCTAATACAGGTCTAAAGCTTGTTCCTCCTGTAAACTTAACCTCTCTTTCTGTGTCCTTAGTTTGCTCAATTGTTCTTACTTTCATTTTCCTACGTTTTTATATTTGTTTGCTATTTCTCTTTGTCTTTTTGCCTGCTCTATAGTTGGAGCTAACCCCATGTATTTACAAGTGTGATCATTTTTAAGTATTGTGATTGCAAATCTTTTCCAGCTAGTAACTTCACTAGGATGCCTTTTTAATTGGTCTAAATGATCTGGAGGCAGCATTCTAACACATCTTTTATTTTTGTTTCCATGCCTTGTTAATTCCCCTAGTTTAAAGTCAATTTTATTTTCTTTCAGTTCATTTATGGTGGAATCATCTAACCCCCGACCTACTCTCCACCAATATTTTATAGACTGAATAAATCGGTTTTTAAAATTTTCAGCAACCTCTTTTGGCAAGGTATCTAGTAAAAACTTTGTAAAGGATTTCCATGTATGCCCTTCTGGCAGCTTAAAAGAATGATACGTTAATTGCTTGCCATAGGTTGCAATAAAGTTTGCTCCTGAAACTCTTGCACATAATCGACTCCATATCTGACCATCTATAACTCGATACATATTAAGACTTGATTTACTCTCTGACATGAAAGGAGATGCCACTCTCATTTGATAGATTGACATACCAGATTTATAAAATATATCATACAGTTTATTGTACCTCCAATCAAACTTACCGTTGGCAACCCACACGTCATCTGTCCTCCAGTCGTATATTGGGTAACAATTGTAAACGTATTCTGTATTCTTTTTTGTCCATTGATGCCCATCCTTCATTTGCTTTCGATCATTCATTATAGCCCTAAATCTATTTAATGATTCGTCAGTACGAATCCCTATTAGACAAGCACAACTCTTCCCTTGAGCATACCAATCTCCAAACTTGTCCCAAAAAACGGAATAGTCCATGTTCTCTTGGAAGAAGTCCATATTATATTTTGCTATGTGATTTTCCCACGTAACAACATAGTCTCTGTCAGGTCTATCTTGAATCCACAAAGAGCGATCTTCATTGCCCCAGCACTGCCATTCAGTTGCGTAAGAGCTTACAGTACATGGTAATGTAATAGGAAGGCAGCACCAATATATGTCTAAATAATCTTTGTGCTGATCCAATATTTCTAGCATAAAATCAGTGCTATAAGTGTAATTAGCTTCATTATCCATGACCATTACACCAATCTTGTCTTTTATATTGTTTCGCTTCATGTATTGCACAACAAGATTAAGCATAACGCCAGAGTCCTTACCTCCACTAAAGCTTAAATATATTCTCTCAAAGTTTTTAAAGATATAATCAATTCGACTTATGGAAGCATCATAGACATTGACCTGCTTATTGTATACTCTTTCCATTTTTTGTTATGTTTTTCTGTTATTATTAATGTTTACGCTAATGTCTAAAAAAGGGTTGCGTTTATGTGAAAGTATTCTGCTTCTGCGCTATATACTTTTGGTAGGCTACTAAAAGTGATAGTAATATTATTGCCTTTTTCATGTTGTTTGATTTTTAAGTGTAGCATTTGCACTTGCCTACTTTTAGCCAGCAATCGCAATCGCACTTAAACTCTATCTCCATTGTTTAGTTTTTTATCTAACGCTATTTCATCTGCCATTTCTAGTATAGCCTCATCCCAAGAGGAAGATTCAAAGGTCATAGCTAGTGCTAACGATCTAAAAGTATCTAGCATCTCATAGAGGGTTGGATCTTCTTCTTTTTCTATTGTGATAGTCGTGTCGTAATATTTTACTGTTATTTTCATTTTTCTATTTTTTATTTAAAGAGATGGGTTAGCCTTGCGACCTGACCGAACTCTTTGTGGTGAAGGAAACCTGTTACGCATTTAGGAACGTGCTGGTAGCCTTGTCTTATATATGCCTCCATGTTTGCCCATAGCAAATCTTTCTCAATGAAGATAGTGTAATTTTCTCTTTACAGTTGTCGTAAATATCTCTTACGCTTATACCGTTTTTATATTGATCTTTTGCTTTTCTTACAAAGTCTTCGCTAACAATCGCCCTAGGATGATTCTCTCCCTTCATGGCTTTTAGGTTTTTATTTCCTAATACATGCCATGAATGTAGTCTGTTTTGGCTAGGTGTGACAAGCTCAAGATTAGTTATTTTATTATCTGATTTATCACCATTAATATGATTTATCTCATAACCACTGGGTATTTCGCCAACAAAGGTTTGATACATAAGTCTATGAACATACCTCATAACTCCTTTTTGTGGCTCAATATAAAGGGCAACTTCTTTATATCCGTTGCTTTTTGTTTTTTGAGATAGAATCTTACCACCAACCGACCTAGTTCCTCCGTTGATGTTGTTTTTAACCCTATGCTTTATTCTTCTTATCTCTGAGCCTTCATTGATTTCATAAAGACCGTTAGTGTTTGGAATTGTATAAAATTTACTCATAAACAAAGTTAAAAAAAATATCCTTAAAGACAAGCCAATTATCCCTAATTAAAGAGATGGGTTAATCTAGCGACTTGTCCGAAGTCTTTATGATGAACAAAAGCTGTTACGCACTTTGGTACATGTTGGTATCCGTTACGATGATGATACGAGTCCGTATAGCTAACAGATCTTAAATACTCAACCGTTGCACCATGATAGTCTTGACCGCTCAAGAAGTTTATCTTTTTCATGTGATGAATATGGTGTAGGTAGATGTACCTGAACTTTGTAGACGCCCAAGCCTTACCACTCTCATTAGCCATCAGCAAAGGCATATCAGGCATCTTTGCCCCATCTCCATGAGACGTGCTTATCAAGTTTGCACCATAGGCATAATACTTACGATGAGCCATGCTAACATCAAAGGTGATGTTCGGATGCTTCCTGAACCATGAGTAGACTGTATCAGCCAACATGAAGCCAGTCATGTAATCGTGATTAGAAGGGTTGTGAACTATGTGAACATTTGCCTCCTGGACTAGCTTTTCAATTACGTTAATATAAAGGTCTTTCGCTGCCATGAAGTTATCATACCAAGTGCCATCAGTATCTTGATTAGTTCCGCTTGTTGTTGTTCCTCCTGGTGTATCTACATGAAGCACATCGTTGCCTATCACAAAGACTATCTGATCAATCTTGAATCCTTCTGCCTTCTGCAAGATACCAGCCACTCCTTGAGATGCTAGTTCAATTGCCTTGCTAACATTATATTCCTCACCTGTTTCTAGGGCAGATGCTAGTTTACCTATATGAAGATCAGCGATGTCAATCACTAAGCAATGAGGATCAGTAATCTTTTCCCTCTTAATCTTTTTAAAGGATGGCGAGTAACTTTTAAGCGATTCTAAAAGGTCGTTTCTAAAGTCTTCATGAGTGACTAGACCTGTTGTATTCTTTATAAAGACCGTACCCTCTTTGCTTTTTACCCAAGCATGAGACCAATTACTAGGATCGTGCCCTTTGTCTGTTAGTATTCTTGATACCTCTGAATTTTCACTACTCCAGTTTTGTAGATTCTCTCGGATAGACCGAGCATTAAGGCTGATTCCATACCTGCCTGATAGCTCAACCGCTATTTGATGACTCGTTTTGCCACTAGCCCTAAGGCTCTGTATTTCTTCTCTGTAAGGTGCATACTTGCTCATAGATCCCATTTATGTGAAGGCTCATTATTTTTAATAAGCTCTTGTATTCTTTTCTTTTCAGCCTTATTCAAAGCCACTTTGTACTCTTCAAGAACCATCTTGCAAACTCTGCGAATCAATGGGTCTTTATCAAATGTCTTATCGATGTCTTTGACTACCGACTGCAATACCGCTAAACTATCTATCATAATTTGAAGGCATTTTTGTGATAGCCTAAATTTAGGTCTGGTTTTTCTGCAGGGAAATTAGTTTCAATAATCTTAGACCTGCGAGCAATATAACGCCATTCAGCATTTTCTTTTGATTTATAACAAGTGTAGTATTCGTTGCCATCGCATTTAACTATATCGTTGGCTTCAGCTTCTTGCCTGTTGTCAATTACCTTTGCAGGTTTACCGCATATTGGGCAGTCGTGTATTATGATTTCATCCATCAGAATAGTTTTTCTTGGTTGTCTTCCTTCCTTTTATTAATAACTCTTAGGGCGTATACTAAAGCCTCTATTATATCTTTTACCCGATCTCTTTCAACAGGTCTTAGTGGCTCTTTTAAATGTCTCTGATAATCATCTAACAAGCTAGTCAATGTATTACTGATTTTCTTATTCATTTTCCGCTAAAATTATGTGAGAATTCAGGTAAGCAACAACTTCTTTTGCCTCCTCTAAATTTAAAGACTTAGCTACTATTCCTCCATCATCTTCTAATGAGATGATGAAGAAATGTGAGCCTTGTATATAACCTTCCTGGTGAATAATAGTAAAGGTCTTATCGTTGCTGCTTACCCTTAGATTATGTTTAATATTCATTTTCGATTTAGAACGGTAATCCTGTTCCTCCATGTGCTTCATATTCCAACTCCTCGGATTTTGTTTCCTCTGCTTTTTCTATTCTCCACGCCTGAAGAGATGTGAAGTACCTGCCTTTCCACTCATTACATTGCACGTTAAACTCAACGCTTACCTGATCATCCACCTTATTATACTTATTAAGGTTATCGACCTTCTCCTGTCCAAATACCTCAAAGGCTAGAATGTTGTTATACTCTTCTCCTGTGTCAATTACAAAGGTCTGTTTGACCCATTCTTTACCCGCTTTACTTGTGCCTGTCTGACGCTCATCAAACTTGATAATCTTACCGCTTACTTTCATTTTTCTATTTTATTGATTTTAAATTTAATATATTCTTCTCCTTTTTTGACATCCACTTTGCGTAAGTGCATATCGTAAATATAACGATCGTTGAATTTCCACTTTTTCTGCATGATGTCAACGACCAGCTTGGTTGGATTGTCGATGTCTGCCAACGGTGAACTAAAGCCATACTCTATCTCTACTTTTAAGCTCTTACATTCGCTTATCTCTTTTGCTGATAGGTTGGGCAAGGAAGCAGGAAGAAGATAGCTTAGAGCCTTCTCATATTGCTTATACGCTGGTGTCTTAAACCGCTTGCCTTGCCATGCCTTATTAACCGACATTGGCTTTATCATCAACTTAATCATCTTTTTCTTCTGTTCTTCTTTCGATTGTCATTCCAATCTTTCAGCCTTGGATCTTCTTTGTAAAAATAAGGCTTTGCTAGTTGATAAATAATAAAAGCACATCCTATTGTGGCAAATAATGTTTTTAAAATACTCATCCTATTGTTTTTATGATTTCACAAATGCAGATAACTGCAATACAAATTCCGAAAATTATAGTTGATCTTTTCATAAGTGCTTATACGAGGTTTGTTTTAAAAGGTTTCGATTTTGTAAAAAAAAATTATATAAGCATTAAAACGCAACTTAACAGTCGCAAAAGTGCATTCGTACCTCACGCCCGTTTGCTTTGTGTTATATGCAAGGCTCAACTTCAGTCCAAGCAGCGATGTAGATCCTATTACCATTCTGATCGGTTGCGTTTACATACATTCCATCAAGTCTGTGTATAGTAATTTCATCACCTTTATTAACTAGCATTGAATCTGGGGGAGTCTTTACATTTTCATCGGTTATTACCACCCTTGCCCCATATTTTGCGTTGTATGCTTCCATATTGATTTTGCCATTTTTATTGAATTAGTGGCATTTATTGGTAGCCACGACACCATAGCCAAATCGTTATTATACCTCATTGGGTATAATATTAGTTTTTATCGCTTTTATGTATTCCCTGCACTCCTCTACTCTTTGATAAAGCTTATCAATATCCTCCTGGCTTCTGTCTATTTCAAAGGTCTTGACCCTATACTTTAGATCTAAAGAAGTGTAGTCAGTTATATCGGCAACGCTGTACTGCATCTCTTCTGGTGTATTGACCAACACATAAGCTAGTTCTGCCTTGTCTAAACCCAGCAAGTCCATATATACTTGGAGCTGCCAATAATAGTCCTTGTTTGGTATCTCCTCTTCAAACAGCGGGAAAGTAAAGCAGTCCCACGAAGTCTTAATGTCCACCACCTTATCGTCTAAAATTATATCAGGCTCACCAGTTGTATATTCATTGCTGAACCTCTTGCTATTCTTCACAGCAAAATCTAGATCTGTTGCCAATGCGTAGACCTCTATGCTGTCATTTTCGCACTCTATGCCCTTGCGTAAATACTTGCTCTCTACCTGATTGCGCACCCCATAGATTTGCTCCTTGAGCCACTCTTGCAAATAGCTTTCTGTTGTCTTTGAAAGCACAGCAGACTTTGACCTTGAGTTGGTCATTATCTTGCCTGCTGCACTTGCCCTAATCTTAAACTCCCCCATTACTTTAACGCCTCCGCAACTAAAATATCAATACGCTCTTGAGTCATTTGGTATTTGCTAGTGATGTCCTCAATAGCACCTCCGTTCTGTAAATACTTAACAGCCTTTTTCCAAGTGTCTGTGCCTTGCGCTAATACTGGCTTGCTCTGCTTTGCTTTTGGCTTATAATCATTTGTTGCATCATCATCTTGAGTATCGTCTATCAATAATAGATTGCCTAATGCATACTTCTTTGCATAACTTGAAGCACTACCATAAGCTTGTGGCAATGCCATACCTCCAGCCTTCTCAACGCCTGCAAACGCTACCGCACTTATGCCCTCGTTCTTTTCTGTATCGTCAAGATGTGCCACGCTCTTAATAACTGCTGACCCATTGATCTCTTGCAACTCTTCAACTATTCTGATTGTAGCCTTATGCTTCTCTAGCAATGGCTTGATTGCTTCTAATATACCTTCAGCACTTCGGTAGTTGTACTTACCGAATTTATTGTACTTGTCTTTTGGTGCTTTAAATTCTACCTGAATCTTTAGCAGTTTTTCGTAAATGCTCATGATTTTAATAACTGTTTTTTAATCTCTAAATATGCGTAGATCTTTCCATGCTCCTTGCTCAATGCCTTGCCATGTTTTAGCAAATCATCATAGCTACAATCAGCAGAAGTAATCAGGTTCATCAAGGTATCAATACCTTCGTATGTTTCTTCGACCTGCTTTTCAATAAACTCTAATGTTTGTTCCATTTTTAATTCCTGTTTGTTAATGTTTACGCTAATGTCTTAAAAAGGTTTTGTTTCTGAAACTGTATTTTTGTGAATGGCTTATATTAGTGTCGAACGGCTTATAAATTGTTTATCATAAAACTTAGACCACTTACCCTCAAAGACTAGCTGGATGTTGGCAAGCTCTCCATTCCTGTGCTTGGCAATAGATAGATTAGCCTCTTTCTCAATGCTAGGATCTTCAACCGTTTCCCCCTTCTGCTGAATGTAATAGTAAGGTCTATATAAAAATAGCACCATATCAGCGTCTTGCTCAATCGCTCCAGATTCACGAAGATCAGACAAGTAGGGTCTTTTGTTCTCTCTATCATCTACCTTTCTAGATAGCTGTGATAAAGCCACTATTGGTATTTTAAGCTCTTTTGCTAATGTCTTTAAGCCTCTTGATATATTTGAGATCTCTTGCTCTCTATTGCCTGCCTTAGCATCACCACTCATCAACTGCAAGTAGTCCACATAAGCAATGTCAATGTCATGCTTATGCTTCATCTTCTTTAACTCTGCCTTTAAGGTTGTGATATTTAGTTCTGTATTATCATTAATAAATACCTTGTAAGGTCTAATTTCATCTACCTGGCTTTTAAAAAGAGAACGCTGATAGTCGGTTAGCTTATTCTTAGTCAAATCATTGGCTGGTATATTAACCGCCTCGCTGATCATCCTGCATATTATCTGCCTCTTGCTCATCTCAAGCGAAAAGACACCTACCGAATAATCCTTTGCCGCTGCGTTAGTAATCATCGTTGTCATTAGTGCTGACTTCCCCATCGCAGGTCTCGCAGCCAGAATTACAAGGTCTGTCGGTTGAAAGCCATTTGTCATCGCATCTAAGTCCGCAAGTCCTGAAGGGATGCCACTCATATTTTCAGCTGGTTTGCTTAGCTCTTCTTTTGCCTCATTTAATTGGCTTGTAAAGGACTCAAATGATTCACCCTTACTTACACCTGCATAAAGGGAATCGGCTTGCTTATACAGGCTGTCAAGCACCTCATACGCATCGTTTGATTCATGTGTGCTCTTGCCCTTTAATTCATCTGCATAAGTTGATAGCTTTCGCTTGATATAACTTGCCCTTATGATGTCTACATATTCCAAAGCTAAGTCAGTTGAAATATAACCTAACATCTTTTCAAGGTCATAAGCACTCACTTCATTTGCATATCCTAGTTTTGCTATCTGATTAAAGGTTGTTACGCTGTCAATGCTTTTGCCTTGCTTATACAATTCATAAACTGCCTCTACTACGCATCGACTTTTAAAGTCTGTTAGCATTTCTGCATTTAAGCTGTCAATTACCTGATCAACTATTTTAGAACATTCTACTAAACCGCCTGCTAACTTTTGTTCTATTTGCTTTATCTCCATCCCTTGATTAACTTTTCGTATTCGCTTAATTGCTCTTTTACCTCTTTTATATACGGTAAGGTATTTGATAAGGTTGTCTTCCAGTTCTTAATCTTTCTAGGCTTATCACCTCCAGTCATCCAATCATTCTCTAACCAAGACTCATACTTTAACCTCAAAGCCTCCGCATCTGCATTAGGTTTTTTCTTTAAAGCATATTCTTTGAACTCTTCAAATTCAGGAATAGCGTGCGCCCTTTGTATATTTCTTTTATTAGTTAATCTATAGTTAGTATTATCTTTAATTAGTAGTGGCTGATTTACCGTTGTCGGTTTACCGTTCATCGGTTCACCGTTATCGGTTTTTCGGTCATCGGTCAAATGGCTGTAATTAGGGTAAACGCAATATTCGTTGTGGCTAAACATACCATTCTTCCGTATTTGCTCAACCTTAATGACAAGCCCTTTATCCTCTAATTCTTTAAACGCATTGATCGTAGAGTGCTTGCCGTTTGTATGGTTGCGTATTAATTCGTTCTTATTAATCACCCAGTCAGGAGGCAAACTTTGAAGGTAGGCAAACAGACCCTTAGCCTGCATGCTTAATGTGTTGTCCTTTAAGACTTCATTTGATAAAATCGTGTAAGGTACATCAGTCTTGCTTTTAAAAATCCTATCCATTTTGCGCCTCCTTTGTCATCTCATGTATGGTTATTTCTTCAAATTTCTCTAACGCCTTATCATAAGTTTTTATTGACCATGCAAAAACGCCAAAAGACTTACTTTTCGGGTAAGTGATACATCCATACCTAAAATTGATTTTCTTCTTAAAAACCTCATAATGTCTCGCAAAAAACGTAGGGTGAGACACTTCATACAAGTAAGCATAATCATTCTTTTTTATCTGGGTGAATTTGAACCCCTTTACTTCACCTTTTCCGATAAACTCTTTTTCTAATTCTCTAATCATTTTTTTTGTGTTAAATAAAAAAACCGCTATGCTTTCGAAGGCTCTCACCTCTCCTACTCACATAACGGTTAAAAACTGTTTCTTTAGTTCCTATAATGTGAGAGCGGAACAATAAACAAATATACTAACTTTTCTTAAACTCGTTTAACATCTCATTGTAAACTTTTATAAGTAATTCACGATCAGCACCAGAGTCAAAAACTTTCTTAGATGCATGGTTGAGAGTATCGTATAAAATACCCTTGACAACCTGTTTAATCTCTAAGACCTTAACTTGGTCTAAACCCTGAAAGCTTTTGATAATTTCGTTGTCAATCTTACTCATGCTCTAGCCTTTCGATAACATCCTCAACAGTAAGCAATAGCTCTATCATTGCTATTAATATCCTTTCCTCTGTTATGTCTTTACTTGTTCCAAAGGTATCTACAGAATAGCTTATCTTCATTCCTTGCAATTCTTTTTCATCGCTAAGGTTGCAAGTGTAAAGGTCTTTGTCAATTTGCTCAATCTTCATATTTTAATTTTTTACGATTAATTAACTTTTCTAAACTTAGGCAGTCATAAAAATAGTTGTCAGCCTTGTCAAATGAGATTGTTGTTAGCAACAACTCCCCTTTTTTAATTACATGAAAATCCTCACCATCTAAAATGATTTGATATCCATCGCATTTTCTGATAATTTGTTTCATAATTAGTTGTTACGGATTTAAAGTAAAAAAGTTTCGTTTAGACAAAAAAAAGACTCACCATATAGGCAAGTCTTAACGGGGTTGAAACTAAAAATAGGGAGTATTAAGCCTCTTCTTTTTCTTTGATCTCTCCAGTAGCTATGTCAATCGTTACGTCTGTTCCGTATTTTTCAACAAGCTTTTTCTCAACTTCTGCAAAGTCTTTATTGATCGAGTCTACTTGGTGCAAAATATTGTGTTTTTGCATTTCTAATTCCCCTAATGCAGCCTTAAATTTATTAAAGCTTGCATTCATTTCTTGTAGTTCTTTTAACTCCTCTTCTGTTAATTTTGTTGCATTTGCCATGATGTTTTTTATCGTTTAATTTTTACAAATATAATTAATTTTTGGAATTTCTAGCCTTAATCCTTTCTAACCTTCTCGCTGCTCTGTCTTTCTTCTCTTGTGCTTTCATCTCCATCTTTGTTATCTCAATGTTCGCTTTGGCATTGTGTTCAGCAATACGCTCACCCTTCTTGCTATTGAAGTAGAAGGCAAATGCACCGAACAATAATGCACCGACCTGACTTGTTAATCCTACATCTAGGTCTACGCCTAAGAACATAGCCACGATCAAAGCACCTTGACATAGCAGCAAGAATATAAGTGTCATAGGTCTAATGTTTTGACTTAGCCAACTATCACTAGCCATGTCATTCGCATGACGTTCATTTAATATCTTAGCTCTTTCTTCGCCCGAATAATTTAAATTGTCTAGTGTACTGCTACCTAGACCAATTATCTTAGTTAAGTCTTTTATTCCTGCCATCTTTTAAAAGTTGTCTAGTAATAAGCCCACTTGTTGAGCATCGTATTTGAATCGCTCTTTGTTAAATACTGCGTAATCCCTTAGCACATAATCCACGCCAATCACTGCTATAAGTTTCCCATCTTGGTAATAGGGTATAACTGCCAGACCCGTAACACCTTGTTCTTGTAGGGTAACTCTTACGTTCAATTCACCTATTTTATTTATGTCATCAACGTACATTCGATTTTGAATCACTTGATTGATCCATATGCTAAACAAGCCAACAGGTAAGTCTTGCAGCTTCTCGGCTTCTCTGCTTATGCCAGGCTGTGTCACCTCATAGTCACACGATATTTTTAGCTTGTGACTTCCGTTGTAATACTTTACGCCATTATGAAATAGAAAGATGTAAGCCCGATCAGCATCATACTTCTCCATCAATCCACGCAATGACAGTTGTATATTGACAGCATTTGTAACGCCTTCCTCAACCCTGTATGTAGCTGAAATTGCTGGAAACACATGCTCCTTTATTTCTTCTCTAAACGTAAAGCTTATAAACAATAGAGCTACAAAAGCCAGTGCATACCACTTAGTCTTACCTGCCAATTCTAATAATCTTTCTAATCCCTTTATCATAACAAATATGGATAATACTTTGTAACGCCTTGCTCTTTAACAGCTACAAGAACATCGCCTCTATTATATTTCTCACTAATATAGCTGACATGAACCCAAGCCGGATTTTCTTCTTCATCAGGAAATTCTAAGATAAGCTGGTCAAAGTCTAGGTGATCAAGTATGAAATCAAAGATGTCTCTATTAGTAACGACGCTCCCTCTGTTGTCCATATCAATGTCCCCAGCCTGACCAACGCTGTGTTGGCTGTTTGCAGCCCCTCCAATCGCTTTATTCAGTTCAGGTGAGCGATACCCACTAGAGATAAAGATAGGCTCTTGAAAGTGATTTCTGATAGGCTGAAAGATATTCTCTGCCCACATGATTAAGTTACCAAGATGATCATCACATGGATTGTTGTCTATGCCTAATCTAATAGCAGTATTAGACTTAGTCATCTCATGCAAAGATAGGTTAGTTGTTAGTCTCATCTTTCCCTTTTACTTTTCTTTTTACAAAATGAATAAACCCTGTTACGAACGATATTCTATCATCTACTTGCATTACTGTTACTCTGTTATCTCCTCACTAGGAGTTGGTTCAACTTCTTTTAATGGTTCTGTTATTACTCTACCGTTCTCGTCTGTCCATTCTGTATCTATCATGTGTTGGTCAATACGCTCACCGATCACCAACCAAGATATAGTGTCAGTACATTCAGCATCTTGCGCCTCTATGGTTAATGTATTACCTTCTACCATACCTCTTATTGCAGTCCATCCGCTTTCGTTAGATGTAAAGCATTGAATGTTTCCGTTTAGCAATACAAACGTACCTTCTGTCATTCGCCCTGCTTCATCTAAATTCACTGTTGCCTTGCCATCTGCTAGGTCAATCTTGCCTCTGTAAATGTTATCGGCTTGTGGTGCTTCAACAAATGAATGAACTAAGTGATGAGTATCTTTCTTTTCAGGCAATGGATGGTCTATCTTGAATGATCCTGAACCTTTAGATAATGAGCCTGATATTACAACATTCCCACCAACGCCTAAAGCGTCTATGCCTGGCGATTGGTTAATACCAACATTATTTCTAAATCTTGATGTTCCATTAACATCTAATCGAGCAGTAGGCACAACTCCAATTCCGACGTTCCCACTAGCAGCGTAAATAGTATCTGTCTCCACCGAAAAACTACCATTAACATCTAACTTAGTACTAGGATTAGTCGCTCCTATCCCTACGTTACCCAAAGAGGTGATGGTCATGTCTTCGGTAGTTGAACCATCAGTAAAAAAGCTAATTCCATTACCTATTTCAGCAGCTAGAGCTAGATTAGTGTTGCTGTTTCCTTGTATACTTCCCTGTACGGTTAAATTTCCAGACGTTGCTCCATTTTGTCTAACTTGAAATATCCCACCTCCAGTAGTTGTGCTATTATCGGCTATTATTATCCCATCATAATTTGAAGCTCCTTTGACGTGCAACTTAGCACTAGGACTACTCGTTCCAATCCCCACCCTGTCATTAACAGAGTCTACAAATAAGGTGTCGGTATCGACTGCTAGGTTGCTGTTTGCTGTAAGGCTTCCATCAACTTGTAGAGTAGAATCAAATTTCACAGGAGCGTAAGACCTAAATTGATTAGTTGAAAATGTATAAAACGCACTTCCCGCAAGACCTATCCAAAAATTATCATTTGACTGAAAACCAAAATAACTATTATCTCCATCGTGATGAATGTATTCAGGTATAGTTAAGTTGCCGTTTATTTGGGTGTTACCGTTCAACTCTGTTGTACCAACAACATCTAGTTTTGCACTAGGACTACTCGTTCCTATCCCTACGTTACCGCTCGAGTCGATTACTAGTCTGTCAGCAATGTCGCTAGTTCTGAAAGATATTGAATTAGTAGAGTGTGAATATGTTATACCTCCAACATTAGCATCGCTATCGCCAAACAATACGCCTTGTATCTGTGATCCATTGCCTAAAAACTGAATGTAGCTTGATATTTCATTGCTATCAATAGTTAAAGGTGTAAATGTTTCTCCAACACCTGTATTGCCACTTGACGATTTTACTATCGTTTGATTTGTGGAGAAATTATTGTTAATATTCTTCAACGCAACATTGCTAGACAACCTTGAGTCTGATAGTGTGCCTGTGGTGATGTTGGAAGCGTTGAGGGTGTTTAGGTCGGATGTCAAGGCTAAAGTACCACTAGCATCTTGTAAAGTGTAAGTTCTTATAGCTGCATTATCATAAGAAAATATCGCTCCGTTAAATGATGCACCTACTCCTTTTGTAAAGTAAAAGTCGTTACTGCCGTTAAATCCTAGACTGTTAAAGCCTGACTCCGTGCTGCTTCCAACAGAACTATTTATGAAGATAGTCGGTAGATTTCCTGAGCCTCCTGAAACTATACGCAAATCTCCTGAGCCAAAGGTCTTTTGCCCCGTTATGCTTTGGTCGCTGTCAAAGTCAACATAGAAAGAAGCATAATCGCTTTCATTCGCCACTATATTACCTAGCCTTCCAAAGACCGAAGTAACGGCGTCTGTATTATCTACTTTCTCCCATGAAGTGCCATTGCTTATAATCCAATCACCGACTTGAAAGTCAATACTGAATTGAGTCCCTGCTACGCTTGTAACGTAGTATTCGCCCTTTGTAGTTGATGCAGGAGGGTTAGCCAAAGTAGGTGTATTGGTAGAGGCATCCCATGTTCCCTGATAGCTGACCTGACCTAGTATTGAATCAGGCAAGTAAGCCTCAGCGACCTTTGCACCGCTATCTAGAGGAGCATAGCCATTCGCTTGACCTTTCTCGCTAGTGTCTTGCTTACTGCTTTGTAAGTTAGAAATATCTGTATCGTTAGAATCTATTTGAGACTGCAAATCAGCATCAGCAGCTTGTCTTGTTAATCCCTCAGCATCTATACCTCCTTGTAATACAGCATCAGCAGCTATCCTAGAACTCTCTTCACTATCTATGTTAGATTGTAAAGTAGTATCAGCAGATATTCTTGCAGCCTCTTCTGTGTCAATTTGACCTTGATAGTCAGTAGAATCCAAAGAACCATCGCCCTTAACAAAGTCAGATGATGTACCGCTATTAATAGTGCCTACTGTTAGGTTGTTGTCTACGCTTAGATTTCCACCTACATTGACCGTTGTACCATCATCACTTACAATAGAATCTCCTATGCTGTTTGCCCCAGTAAACTTAACCATTTGATTTGTAGTAGCTGCCCCTGTAATGCTTACTACACTTGTTAAGTCATTAACATCCTTAGCAACCCATTTAGACGTTCCCGAATTATAGGCTAGTATTTGATCGTTAGAAGGTGAAGGAATGCTAACATCTGTTAAGTCAGCTAAAGTATCTACAAAGCCAAACTCTGTGGCATCTAATAAGAAAGCAGCCCCAGACCTAATTACTAAGACTTGATCCCCTGAAGCCAAAGACAAAGCAGATTGAACGCCTGACAAAACATCGCCTCTACTTTGAGAATCATACATCTCCTCAATGATAGCGTTGTTTACAGTCCTGTGCTTTAATGCAGGTATTTGCGTTCCGCTTGCTAATTCGCTATTACTTAATGCTTTTAATTGTGCTTCTGTACTCATAGCTTATTGATAATGTCGTTTAAATTGCCTACTCTATTAAACCTTCCTCCGAATGGTCTGCGTTCTTTTCTTCTTATTGGATTAACATAGGTATTAGTTCTTTCTAAGCTATCCTCTTCGTCATAATTAACCGAGTCAAGGGTAAAGTCATTCACCTCAAGATAATCGACCATACGTTGTTTATATACTTTCCTGTCATCTTCTGCCTGTCTAAGCATATTAGCTCTTTGCTGGTCTGTGGCTTGATTAAAAGTGCCTCTAGGATCTACAGGTGTAGTTACTCCGAATTGAGTAATGTTAGTACCATGAACGCCCAAAAATCTAACATAAGCAGATAAGCACCAATAAGGCTTAACGTATGTCTCAAAGAAATTATAGGTATCAGGAAAGCCAGCCTGATCATCAATAGAGAGGTCGATGGCAGTCATCAAGTCAGTACCTAGAGATGGCTCAAGGTTTAAATCCCTTGCTGCCTTAATGTGCGGATTAATCAGTCTACCTTCTACATTAGGTGCAATTTGTGCATATACTCCTATCTCTGCTAGTGTTATTGTTGCTGCCATCTTATTTATCTTCTCTAATCTGTTCTAACTTTCTTTGCGCCCACTCAACGCCTTCGTCACCACCCCACGCTAACCACATGAGTCTACCACATCCATCGCCTAGTTCTTTATCGCTGTTCTGACGATGTCTTTCAAAGGCTGCCATTCTTGCAATAGTGTCTTCGCTTATTGGTTCGCCTTTAGCAAGTTGATTTGCTCTTTGTTTACCAACCGCTGTGCCACATGAACCCCAGCCATTCTCCTCAGCCCATCTAAGGGCTATCTTAGCGTTTTCTGTCGCTGCCTTAGGGTAATCAGTATAAGACTGATTTAAAACCGCCTCTGCCTGTTCTATTGGCTCTACAATATCCTCTTCTATTGCAGTTCGCTGTTCTTCTTCAACTTCTAATTCAGGCAACTCAAAATATTCTCTTAACTCGGCATCGCTTAGTCTGTCAATCACTTTGTCAGGCAAGAAATCAAAGGGATTCAGCCTGGTTATTTCAAAGTCGTACATCTCTCCGTTTACCATGCAAGGCTGAATAATCTCTAACTTTCTAGTGATCCATTCTTGCCATTCTTTAATAGACAAATAGAACAAAGTCATCATGTTCTTAATCTCTTGCACGTTGCCTAACTGACCAGCCTTAGCAAAGCCGACAAGGACAGGAGGTACGCCAATCAATCGACAGACCTTTTCACCCACTCTAAGCGTAGCCTTTTCCGTCATGTCTACAATCTCCTTCATGTCGATGGTTTTGACTTGTGGCGTTTCTTCAGGTGTTCTGCCCATTAAGTGCATCACAGGACTAGCCTCCTCGCCTAAAAACTCTTCTATGCTTTCATTAAACTTGTCAAGGTCTGACTGATCGTTTTCATCTAGGTTAATGTCATCAATCTGACCAGTAGTAATTACAATAGGCGCACGCCATCCTTGAACGATGTTCCGCATCTCTAGTGTGCTTATCTTGCCATCGCTTACAATGTCATCAAAGGCAGAATAATAACTAGGCACAGGGTAAATATCATAATTCCTCCCAAGCTTGGGTTGAAAGCAGTAGAACAACTCCCCTATTTGTTTTCCTTTATTCTTCTTAGTTTCTGCCTTTATTCTTGCAGCTCTTACCGCATAATCTTCTCTAGGGTCAAACTCACGAATCACAATGTCTTGAGTCTTACGATAGTTCTGCTCACCCATTAACCTGTTGATGACAAAATGTTCATCATCTTTACGCCTAATCCATGGTATGGGCACACTTTTAATACTTGCAATTTTGCCTTCGCTATTGAAGAATAGGTTTAATGCAAAGCCTTCCATCTTTACCGTATTCTCTACGATGTCTTCTAGTAAGCCGTTAAATGTATTGCCTTTCTTATCAACAGGCACATTAGCCGTTATTTCACACTTGAAGCCTTCAGCTTGAATGAATTGCTTTTTGCGCTTAATCGCTTGCATAGCTGTTCCGCTATTGTTGATGCCTTCAATAATGATATTAGGCAAGTCATCTGTTTCACCAAAATACCACCATCCCTTAGCACTTAACTGATTGATGTATGCTATTCTATTCTTGGCAAAAGTTCGCACCTTACCAATGACAGATGACCATTGATTCTTAAAGTTATTGCGCTTCATTTGCCTCTTTTATCTTCTTAAAAATAGTAGCCTTTTTCTGCGATGCACCGATATTGATACCATGATCTTTTGCATACGCTTTTAAATGCTCCACGCTCCACTCCTTGCACATACATGGTTTACCTTTTGGATAGGCTCTTTCTTCTTCTACAACCTCTTCAATAGGCTCTGCCTCTGCTTGATATTCGCTAACCAACTCAAAGTTGTGATCAAACTTGCCTGGAAACTTTTTTAACAAGAACTCAATATCTTCATCTGTGGCATCGTGTTGTGTGATTGTCTTTCTCAATAGCGGAATCGTGATGATTGCCGTGTTGAATTTGTCTACAAACTTATACTTTTTCATATCGCTGTATTTTATGCCAATATAGCAGATTCGGTCTTGCTTATCTTTTTCTTTGACCATAAAAAAAGGTCAGCCTTTCAGCCAACCTTTCGTCATCAAAAAACAAACAAACAAGTAAATTACGAGCCAGTTACCAGGAAATTAAGGTAGGCAATATCAGCAGCTAGTCCAGGAGACCCAGCAGCTGTATCTTCAAATCTTAATTGTAAGTTCTCAAAGTCACCGCTAAAGGTTAGGGCAATTTGCGAAGCATCTAGTTTCGCAGTTCCCGAACCACCTTCAATAGCAGTACATTGTAAACCGAAATTATCGAAGGAATCAGATTTGTTGATACCATACACTTCGATAGTTCCTGAATTAGTTTCCGCACACACAAAAAGTTGTTCTTGATCAATAAGCGCATCAATGTCATCAAGATCATCAGCCGTTAGATAGTAAGATACAAAGTTGAATGATTGCGTTCTAAGGTTGTAGTTTTCGCCAGCGTTCAAGGCAACAGTAGAGTTGTTTTTCTCCATTTTGCCAGTCGCTGTGATAAAGCCTTTTGTATCGGCAAATGTGAAACCAGTTACCTGATTTCCTGTGCCAAAAGTAATTGAAGCTAAATCTTCTACTAAACCTATCCATACTCGCTTATCCAATCCTCCAGGCTTCTTAATAGCCTCGCATGAAGGGGATAAATTATTAGTTAAAGCATCACAAGCCATTTTTATCTATTTAATAGGTTAGAAAATAGAGGAGGTTTTCACGCCTCCCCTTATAAATTATAGAGTAGATACTGGTCTCCAGTAAGCTACCTCTGAACCATACTTAAAGTCGATACCTGACTTCATCGAGTTCTTCATTCTGAATACTTGATCCAAAGTATAAGAACCTAAGTAGATGATTTCAGCAGATACTTCATCAGATAGCAAATCAACTGCTAAGAATACGTTAGAAGGATTCCAAACGGCAACCTCATTCTCATTCCAATAAGGCATAGACTCTAAACGTACATCTAAGAAAGGAATTGAATCCTGACCGAAGTAATCACTTCTCAAGTATAAACCAGCACCATCAGCCACATTAGCGTTAGCTTGTCTGTAAGCCTTCTCAATTTGTCTTGAGATACCGATAACAGTATCAGGCTTAGTTCTGATCACTCTAGGGATAGAGTTGTAAACAGCTGTTAATACGTCAATGACGTTAGCAGCATTTACATACTGTACTTGGAATTCAGTTGAAGCAGAACCAGCAGAGGTGATAGCTTCAGCAACAGTAAGAACCGCACCTGCCTTAGAAAGGACTGTAACAGTTTGACCGTTGATAGAAGTTCCCCCGATTTGCTCATCACCATCAGCACCTACAACAGTAAGCTCATCACCTACAGAGATGTTAGTAGCATCAGCCACCTCGATAGTAGCAGCACCAGCAGCACCCGCAGTAATCAATGAAGTAGCACCAGCTTGAACAGCAGAAGCAACATCACCTATTCTGAATTTATTTACATCTGAACCAGCTTCAAACTTAGCCAATAGACCAGCGTAGTTAGCAGAGAAAGTAGCAGAACCACCTCCAACAGATACACCAGCTTTTCCTTTGATGTAAAGCTCTTCATTCATCATTCCCAATCTTGGAACATAAATGCTGTTCAATAAGAAGTCAGAAAGTTCAGTCGTTCCTAAATAGTCATTCATAGAACCTGGTCTTAGGCTTTGAGCCTCCCAAGAAGTTCTAAGGTTATCAAAGTCAGTCTGAACCATTACCTCGTATTTCACAAGGTCAATCGCTTTCTCATCTCTAGTGATAGCACCTGATTGAGCAGAGAAAGAAGCAGAAGGATCTTGAAATTCTAAAGGTTGATCAACCCCTAGCATTTTAACGCTATCCTTAACGCCATCAATTACTGTTACAAGATTTCTGTCTGCTAGTCCTTTTGGAGCAAGCAAAGCAGGGGTTAGATATTCAGCGTATCTTTGACCTGCATAAGTGTTCGGTGAGATAGTCACCGCTGTGTTTTTAAAATTATTAGCCATTTTATTTAAAGGTTTTCGTTTTGAGCTTTTGCAACCATACGTCTTCTGAACTTTTCAGATACTGATAGCTTAGACCAGTCTTCGTTTTCTTCAACGATGGCTTTAGTTTTGTTTTCGATTTCGTTTGTCTCACCAATCACTTCCTCTTTCAAGGCTTTGATTTCTTCAGATAGAGCGTTGAATTGGTCTTTGTAAGACTTCTCTTTTTCATCCATTTCAGCTGTGATCGCTTCGACTTTAGCTTGTAGAGCTTCTTTCTCCTCCATAAGCTTTTTCTTTTCATCTTCCATTGCTTCCATCTCTTTCTCCATTGCTTCTGCATCAGGAGCTTCTTGGACAGCTTCGATGATACCGCCTTCACCAACTACGATTTGTCTACCATCTCTCAAAGTATGCGTTCCTGCTGGAGCATTCTCTTCAGTTGGTCTACCTTCTTCGTCAGCAATGACAGCTCGTTTACCTTCAAATTCTCCATCTTCTGAAAAGACAAAGATTTGAGTTCCATCTTCAAGTTCAACCGCCATGTTCTTAGCATTTCCGAAGATCATGTTAGACAGACCCTTTAGTGCTTTTTCGATAGCGTTCAACTTTTCGTTAGTTGCTTCATTAGCCATATTATCATTATTTAAATTTGGTTTAACTTTATTCATTGCCATATAGTGCGCATTGAACATTACACAGTTAGCAACAGCTTTTGCTCTTTCTTCCTCTTGATATACGCCAGTAGCAAAGCCGTACTCAATAGCATTTTGTGCGATGTCAGTATCTTCTGCCATAAGAGCTAACAGCTTTGTTTCTCTCATGCCTGTTACTTCCTTGTAAATTGATACAAGTTCAGCATCTATCTTTTCAAACTCTTGTCTTAACTCCTCTAGGTTGTTAGCATTGACAATCATGTCATCGTCAATTTCATTACCCCTAAGCCAAGCGTTGTGAATGATCATTTGAGCATTAGAACTAATCATTCTTTTCTTGCCTGCTAAGAATATAATTGAGGCAATAGATGAAGCGTTCAGAGCGATGGTAGTAACTGTACGTTGCTTTAGAAAGTCATAAATCTTTAAACCCTCTTCAACCATCCCTCCAGGTGAATCAATATAGACTGTCACCTCAACCTCATCACCGATTTCACGCTTCAAATCTTCAAATGAATAGCCTTGCTCTTGGTCAAATTCATTCTGATATTCTGAAGCCGTTATGATTCCGTTGATGTAAATTTCTTTCATTTCAAAATAATTGCTTAAATTTATGACAAGCTTTCAAACCTATTAATACAGATGACCATAAAAAAACAAAAGGATTATGTTTATGCTTATGAAAAAGCAAACATACCTGCCGACTTAAAGAAAAAGTTTTCAGCCAAAGCCAAAAAGCTTGGAGTCTACAAAAGCGATGTGATCAGAAAAGCGATTCATGCCTTTGTTCATGACAAGTGATTTAGGATAGCTCACCACTTACTTTTACCATTTGTGCTTGACCGCTTACTCTGTTGATGTCAGTCACTTTGACTATTGGTCTAATCTGACTAAGCATAGATATTGTGTTTTGCAACTGCGAAGCCTGTGCGCCCTCCTGTGCAGGTATGCTCGCTGTCCTGCCTACCATTCCACCATCTGCATAGCCTTTGAGCCTTGAGTTTTCTAAAGTGTTTATGATTCCACTAAAGGCAGGGTTATCAACCATTGACTTTTTGATGACGTATTCGCCTTCGTGTACGATGCCGGCTGGCTTGTATCCCGATGAGTCAGGTGATCCGTAACCGCTTCCTGTAAACCCACCGTCTGCAAAACTTGGAGTAGGTATTGATACTATTTTTTTCACATTTAACAACCCTTTGGCTGTAACTAGAGCAGCTAATATAGGGCCAAGTATGCCACCTGCCTCTAATGCTTTCGCAGCTGCCGTATATGTGCTGATGGTAGATTGAGCCACGCCTGCGGCTTTTGAAGCTAATGAACCCTCCTTAGCTACGTTTTGCGTTCCAGAAATAATATCCGCTGATGATACTTTAGACTGCTCTACCTTTTCATCTTCAAGAGTTTCAGTAGCCTTGGCAAGCTTTTGTTCTGCTTGTATACTTAGGTCGGCAGTTCTTTTTCTAGCCTGTAAAATGATGGCTTCGCTTTCAAGAATGATTCTTTGTCGCTCTAATTCAGTTAGCTCAGTATTGTTTATGGCTGCTTGCTTAGCTTCCTCCGCTGCTATCTTTGCAGCTTCTAAGGTGTTAAGTTCTATTTGCAATAATTGTTGCTCATACTCTTCCCTAGTGATTAAGCCTTCTGCACGTTGTTCTGCAAGCTTTACCTTTTCTTCTTCTCTTCTTTGGTCTTCACGCTGTGTAACCAGTTCGGCAAACTCCTGTTCAATCCTCGCCTTTTCTTCTTCTTCTTTTTGCTTTAGTGCTATGGCTTTGTCAGTAGCTTCTTGTTCTGCATCTTCTATTTCCTTAATTCGAGCCAATTCATTAGCCTGTATTTCTTTGTCAAGGCTTTCTAAAAAGTTTCTTGCCGATGTTCTTTTAGCAGCAGCCTCCGCCTCAAACTGTGTCCTTTGTGCTTCTAGTTCCGCTAATTCTTTTTTAGCTTCTCTATCTGAATCATTTAGGCTTAATTCTATTTTCTTTTTTTCAATTTGCAAATCTAGAAATTCTTGATTCCTTTTTAAGAGTTCATCCTGCGCTTCTAGTGCTGCAATAGCTGCCTTTCTTCTTTCTTCTTCGGATTTGCTTTCATCCTCTGATATTTCCCTAGACCTTTCATACTGAACATTTAATTCTGCACGTCTTTTTGTTAGGTCGATTTCTGTTTGCTCGATTTGCTTTTGTAGTTTGTCTAGTTCAGTACCAGCCTCAACCCCTTCTTTTATCGCATCACCAATGCCACCAACTGCATCTGTAAAACCATTCTTTAAGTCTGCCAAGCCTTCACGAATATCACCTCTAAGAATCTTTGATAAGCCTCCAAATACGTTAGTCGCTAAGTCCTGTGCTAATCCTTTAAGCCTTTGAAATACCGCTGCTAAAGGTCTAGTAACGCTTGTTACTTTGTCTATTCCTTCTTGAGTAGATGCAAATGCAGCAACTAAAGCACCAACAGCTACAACAATAGCACCGATACCAGTAGATATCAAAGCAAGTCTAAATGCTTTTGTGCCTTTAGTTGCCGCTGCACTAGCTGCCCGATAGGCTTGTTGTGCTTGTTTTAACTGACCTAACTGCCTACCAAAAAGACCAGAACTTTCTATGGCTTCTTGTACGCTTTCGGAATAGTTACCCACATTTCGCCTAGTATCGCCTGTCGCTTTTTCTTCTGCCTTTAGCTTTTCAGTAAGGTCTAATTTCTGCTTTGCAAGCTTACCGCCTATTTCTTCATTCTCTCTTTCCTCTTCACTAAGCTCTGCCCATTGCTTAGATACAATGGCAAGTTGCTTCCTTAGTTGTGTAATGCTGCCCTCATTAGCCTTTTGAGCTTGCGTATTTGTAGTGACTATCTTTTCGTTTTCACGTACTACTGCCGAAGATGCTTTAATTTGTGTGCTATTTTTTGCTATCTGTTTGTTCAGGCTTTCAATAGCAGCAGACTGATCACCATCAGCCTTCATCAATTCTTTCTTTTGCTTCTCTAATTCTTTATTAGATGCCTTTAGTTTGTCTAGTTCAGTTCTAGCCTTCGCAGCATTAGAGATAGCCTTCTCAATGTCGTCTTGGTTTATCTTGATATTTAATAATTGATTCTCCATTATAATCTAATTAGGGTAACATTTGTACTATCTACTTCGTTTGCCTTGAACTGCTTAATGTCATTCACTATAAAATAGTCATTTAAGTAATCAACAAAAACAGGCTTACGAAAGTCAAAATTTCTAAAATCTACTTGCGTTAAATTGAAAAGAGCTTCCACTACCTTTGTCTTAATAAGCATATCGCTAATAAGCGAGAAACGATTTCTTAAAACATAGTCAAAAAGTATTGGTGTATTATTGACCTCATAGTTTGCTACAACTGAAGACCCACCTGTTATCTGTATAGGGTTGCTAGTTGATCTTGACAAGTTTACAACCCTAGTATCAAACCCCTCTACCTCTGCTTCGGGATCAAGGTTATAGTTTACTCCATCAAAGGTGTATTTATCCCCTGTAAATATCTTGCCCATTGACCTAGTATTATCAAAGGTTGGTGCAATAGCACAAAGACTAAAAGGAGCACGATACTTCACCTTTTCAAACTGCATATTCTCATTATCAACTATCAGCGTTCCTCTACCGTAATTGGTCAGCCTGTTTAAGTAAATGTCCTTATTGTCGTTACTGTATTCAAAGATATTATTCTTGCCGTAATCAAGCTTAAACGATACCTTTGGCTCATCAGATAAGTCAATCTTCTTAGACCAATCAACAGCATTGATTTTGTTTCTCCTAATAGCATCAAAGCTTACCATCTCAATAGTCTTTAGACCTTCATCGACTACAGGAAAAACGCCTAATACATTGTTAAGATATAAGAACAATGAACCTATATTGATGTCATCAAAGCTATTAACAACCTTTACTTCGCTAGGATCTCCTCCAGAGGCTTGCTCTAAGTCAAACTCTAGCTCAACCGCTATCTCGCTTAGTGAGTCATAAGTGCTGACAGGCTCTAATACAGAGGTTGTAGTCAATACCTCCACAAACCAAACTAATGCATGATCAGTTGCCGTTGCTCCTATGCTGTTTAAATTAGAAGGGTCGTTTATAACGTCATTAATAGATAAGTTAGCAGTAAAAGATTCAGTTGCAGGAAGCAGCGTTGTAGTGCCTCCAATATCTTGGTATTGTGCTGAATAGAATGGGTACTCAACCTCTAAAGCATCAGCTACATAAGTATCAGTATCTTTATTCCATATCTCTAAACGAAACCTTAGACTAGCATTAGTAATGTAGTTGTCTCTAAACTCTGTTCGAATGTCATTGATAGTAGCCGTTCCGTTTAAGTTGATTGTCCACGTTGTGGAGGCTGTAAAGTTTATAGGAAAGTTATATCCAAAAGTTGTATAACCTAATCCTAAATTCGTGTCTACATAAAGATCATCATTGTCCTCCTCTTCATTAGGAAAGTTTAAAGGTGAAAAGACTGCATAAGAATCAGGGAGGGTTTCATCTCCTTCAGTAACAAAGAAGTTGCTTCCGCTTTCAATCGAATAAGCCACAAAATAATTATCTGCATCGCTTACAATACCCTTCGCCATAATAGCCAATGACTTATAGTTGTCTTGATCCCAGAAAGAACCTACTCGCTTATAATTCAAGCTGTCTATTGCGCTATCAATAATGTAGTGAATAAATAAAGCAGGGTAAAAATAATTGTAAGGCTGGTCACCTGCTACCGCCCTTTCAAACCATCCATAGTCCACATTAGGGTAGATCAAACCTGTTGGAGTAAATGGATCATAATTTAATAAGTCACGTCTTGCGCTTACTTGAGCAGCATTGTATAAATGATCTAAAGGAGTAAGATAAGCCTCTAGGTCGGTTAATGATAATGATTTGATTTGCTTAAAGAACGAACCGTTGCCAGCTTGAACAGAAATAGAGTAATAGTCATCGTCAGCAGATACAAGTTCAGCAACTCCGTTTGACACCTCCACGCCATCAACCTTAATAGATACTGTTAGCTGATCATAAGGTTCTTCATTAAAGCTATTAACTATGCCAGCACTCTTAAATATAAGCCTATTGTTTTGGGTTTTAGGCACATCAAAAACATTGCTAAATTCAGAAGTCCTAACATTGAGCCTGTTTACATCAAATAAAGACTTAGACAAGGCAATAGTTTCTTGCTTCTCTAAATCTACCAATGAACCATTTATGAATAACTCTGTCTTCATTATTGCGTTTGAACTACCTCCTTAGTAGCTACTCTAAAACTAAAACTTGCTGACCTATCAGGTTGTCTTTGTCTATTGCCATAGGTCTCAAAAGAGCTAGGGTCTACTATTATAGGGATGTCAAAGGCTTCTGTTTCATCATTGTAAAGGTAAGCCTGTATTGAAGTTCTTAACCTTGATAATAAGTCAAGCTCAAAGGTTGTTAATAGGTCAGCCGTTAAGCGATAAGAAGCGTAAACGCCCTTCATTTCTGTACGTCTTAACACATTGCCAGAGTCTAAGAAAGTTTGCTGACCACCTATGTCCACGCCTTTAAGATACTTACATTCTAAAGCCATACTATTCCAACCCCCCGACCTGTTCAAGAAAGCAAAGTTTAGGCTGTTAGATGGGCATATCCTGCGAATCTGTAAGGCTGGATAAATACAAACATTAATAGTAGCCTCTACGCTAGATCCATCCTCCACTAAATCCAAAGCATAGCAACCTACAAGGCTGTTAATACCTGTTGTAAGGTAGTCGTTAGCATTGTAGTCCACCGAAGCATAATCACCCAGAGCAGAAGTATTGGAATTGATCTCAATAGTTACGGTATTACCTACTGTTGCTGTAATTGTTGCCCAGCTTACAGAAGGGTCAAGCGTCATTGTACCCCATGTTCCAGAGCTTTTAACTACATTAAGAGTTGATGTTTGACCACTTACTAAATTAACTGAAATGCTTGTGTTAGTAGTAGTAATATTCTTATCGCTAGTAATAACATTCTCAACAACCTTTTCGCTACTTTCTATTGTACTTAAAAGAGTTGGTATATTGGTTAGGTCATTCTCATCCAAGAAAGACAAAGGCACATTGCCTAAAGGTGTTTCTGTTCCAACAATACCTGCGTTAATAGTCTCTGCCGAATAAAATGTAAATTTAAAATCTGTTAATGTTCCGCTTACTGGCTTGATCTGCCATTGCAAACTCAAGTCATAGTCTTTGCCAACTTCAGGGTCTACAATAGAAAAGTAACTTCTTAGATAGCTTTGTAAATCAACCTCAAATTTATTGCTAGTCGGATTGATAGCAACGCTTATATCTGCAATCTTTTGGTATGGTTTGATAGAAGAACCAGAACCACTTAAATAACCTCCGTATAATTCAAAGACCTGTCTAGTATCTAAATTGAATTTGTTAGACAATGGGTCGAGGCTTACAAATGCCCCATCTGTTATAATGTATAAATAGTTTGAGTCCGTATAAGTCAAAGTAACTTTATAGCTGCCTTGATACGATCCGTTAAGTATCTGAACAAAGTCACCAATAGCAACAGAACCGCTAAAGTCAAGGTCTACTCTTATACCTAAATTACCACTGCTATTAAATACAGTACAGGTTGAGTTTTGCCACTCATAGCTAATTTGTATTGGCTGAAATACGCTTGTGATTTCTGCTGGTTCTGAACTAATTACTAGCGTTGCCATCTGTTAATTTATTTAATATCGTTTCTACTGTTTCCAAAAAGAACTTTTCGTTTAGGTTCTTAGCTATGTATTGAGCATTTATAAAATCGCTTATCACTCCACTCTTACCGCCCTGCCTGTAAATCAATGAGCCTTCTTTGCCTATCTTACGAGCAATAAGGTAAGCTAAACTATTTTCGCTTATGTCTGTCGCTATGCCTTTGGCTTGTATCCATTTTCTTATCGGATCGGTTGGAGGTTGCTTCCCTGGCTTTCTACCTGTTTCAAGAACTGTAAAATATTTCTCGGTTGAATATATTACAAGTGTTGAGCCATCCCATTTATAACCAAGCGAATCAGCCATCTGACCTGTCGTATTCATTGCACCGTAAGAAGTAACCCTCTTAGTACGGATATTATTCTGAATACCTGCTATAACGCCTTTAGCAAAATTGTTCACTATGGTATCTACATAACTCATCTAGCTTTATGCGTTCTGTCTACGTTCATGTCAATATCATATATCTGTAAGGTGTTGTTAGAACGTACATAAAGCGTTCCTCCGTTAGCTTCCCATGTCGCTGACTGATACAAACTAGCTAAAGTATAAACAACACTTCTTTCTATTCCTGCTCCTTTTGGAAAGGTGAATGTCTGCCTGTAAATCTGACCGACCTCGCCACCTAAATCAAGCCATACGTCTACCCATTGATCGTTAGCACTTGGCACAGCTTTGAAGTAAACCAAAGTATCAATGCTGTCTCCTTCATTACCCCTTATGCGTGAATGCTCATAAGTGCCTAAGTCAATAACATCAACAAAGCTAGTAAGGTCGGTTGGTAGCTGTGTCTCCCTTTTAGTTCCTGCGTTGTTAGGAAAGATGGTGTCTGTGTCTGCTGTTAATGTAAAGGCTGTGCCGCTATTAGGATATTGAGTGTCAGCATAGGCTCCCCAGCCTGACCAAGCAGCTCCTGACTCTAGCGCATCTGCATGACTATTTACAACGCTTTTAACATCGTTCCAATCAGCAGCCGTACTCTTATTAATCCTGTCCGCTGATGTCGTTACTAAATCGACCTTATTATCAAATGTAATTCTTTGTGCCATAATCTATGATTGTAATAAACTTTGCAATGCGTTCTGCAAACCTTGTATTGTCGGCAACTCACATCCTTTTAAAATACTAAATGTAAAAGTGACTACATAGCCACTCGCTGTTCCCATCCATACCTGATACTCGGCTTGCATCTGAACATCGCTTAGAGAGTATGTAATCGGCTTACTAGCGGTAATCAGTAACTCAATATAGTTTTCAGCAACCGCAGCCATCTGGTTCAATATAGCCTCCTCACGCTCTGCATTATCTTGCACGTCAGCAGACCTGCTAAAGACCATGCTAATAGATGCACTATCGTAATTATTGTCAGGGCTGTTAGTCCTTGAAATCTGAAAGGGCAATAGGCTTATAAGTGTTTCAGGTGCATCGGCATTAGGCAAAGCCATGTTCGGATAGTCTAAAGTATTGTGAACCTCACGACCATATATGAAGCGACCTTCAGGATTGACAATGGTTGCCGTATCTCTTAAAACACTAACTATTCTTTCGTGTATTGATGCCATTCTGTCTATCGTATATTTCCTTTAGTCTTTCAGTATATTCATTTTTAGCCTTCTCATAAAGCAAGGTGAAGTAAATTGATTCAGCACTCATTTGCTCAATCTGTTCATACTTAGTCACATCGCCTTGAGCCAAACTGTATCTTATAGCTCCTACGCCAAAAGATTCTAAGCCCTTAATTCCTGCCTCTAGTTGATCAGGGTCAGGTTCATCATCCTTTGTCAGCTCTTTGTACCTTTCCAAAAATACAGACATTGAAGAAATGATTTGCGATGTTTGACCATAAAGTAATTCCCATGACCAGTCAAAAACCTCATCGCCAAAGTATATCCGACTGACCTCCACAATGATATAAGGCTCAACATTGACCTGCATTGCCTGTCTAGTTAGTTCTAGTTTTATCCATGCCTCTGAACCTACATTGACTTCCTCTTTCATCTTGGGGCTAAGTGGAGGCTCGTAGACAAAGGAAAGTAATTCATATAAAGATAAGACCGCTTCGCTTTGCAACCTGTTAATCAGCTCATCAGGAACATCTGTCAAAGCCTTAATTACCTCCTTTGGCTTATCGCTTCTTATGCTATGCAGTTGTCTTGCCTTTACCTCTGATGCTTTGCTAGGAATACTGTATTGCTTGCCTGCTATCTCTACCCTTACCATTATAGAAATTTACTAATGTCCTTCTTCCGTTTGCTTCTTGCGCTATGTGTTGCCGCTTTAGTTTTGTTCTTTAAACCGAAATACTCCATGCAGCTATATCTGATACTATCAACAGCGTGATTATAGGCATCTATTGGAACGCTTGCCTTCTTATCATTCCAGACATAGTTGTTTAGTTCCTTGCCTATCTCTGTGCTGTCTTTGTCTACGATGATCTCATAATTGCTCATAAAGTCAATACCTGCCTTGATGCTATCATTGAACTTAGTAACAGGTCTCATATTGAACCCCTTTACTGTCAGCTCTCTAGTCAGTCTTGGCTCTGAATTATCACAAACAATCAAATCGCTTTTACTAGGTAACTGCCTTGCTAAATCCTCTGTCGTTAGCTTCTGCTTATAGATGAGGCTTTTAACGTACAGCTTCTTTTGCTTATCATCAATAGCCACCTTGACCAATGCCGTTGGATCAGGATAAAAACCATAGTCCAAGCCATAGATATAAGGTAGATCATCTCTGAACTCTCCATATCTCCAGTTCTCAAACACTACACCTTCCATCTTATCAAGCCAACCACCCATGACCCGATGCTCATACTTTTGGGGTTGCTGTAATTTGAGCTTTTCAAACTTATGAATGATTGAATCATTTAGGTTGTCGGCATTGTCTAGGTAGGTCGTATGGATATACGTTACATTGTCCTTCTTGCCATTGAAGCCAGGTTCAACCCCAGCCTGCTCAAAGAACCGTTTATAAATCCAATGCTCTTTCGTGGAGGGGTTTAATATTATTATGATTCTGTTCTGTACGCTATTGACTCTTACTGACTCATCTATCTTGTCAAAGATGTCTTCATCTACCAACTCTTCTGCTTCATCTAATACCCAAGTTGTAATGCCCTGTAAAGACTTAAGAGATGCCGTTTGATTTCCTGAACTGGTCTTGATACCTTTGAAGATTAAATTGCTGCCACTAGCCTTAT